TTCTACTTCGTTTAGTCCTGTTGGGTCTAGGTTTGTTGTGCTGTTTTGTTCATAAACTTTATAGTTATAAAAGCCTGGTGATCCTAAGTCTAGACTTCCACTAGTTGGGTTATTAGTACCCTCTACAAAGTTAAATTCGTTATATCTATTTTTATTAGTGCTTATGTCTGCTATGATAGTATAATATTTAGTCTTAGTCTGGTCACTCTCAAACTCAAATAAATAATCTGGGTTTGTTAGTTGACTAAGTTCAAATAAGGTTGCTACAAAATTAGTTGTAGTGTTCTTATTTATCACTATCATTTTTCTTTTTTTTCTTTGTTTCAAAAACCCAATCAACATTTAATTTCTTTAGTGTTGGGATGTTTTCTTCATTCACTAAAATACTAAAATGTTTTAAGTGAACTGTTTTTCCTACGTATTCTTTTTTTAACATAATTCAAATTTACTAAAAAAAGGGGACAGTTTAACCCACCCCCCTTTCATACAACAAAGAACAATTAAGCACTAATTGTCAAACCAGCCACTACAGATGACTGTACCCCATAACATGGGAACTGACTCTTGTCAGTTAATTCTATTTGGTATTGGTTAGGGTCTCCATAAGCCTGTCCAGTTTGTCCAACTAAAGACGAACCTTCACAGAAATTATCATTTCCCAAAGCCCAATAAACTCCGTTATTATCTTTTACAATGACGAACAATCTTGCAAGCATAAGCATCTTAATCTCGTTAGATTTAGCAGCACTCATTTTATTAATAGTGAAAGCTACAACATTGTCATAAAAAGAAGTCCCTCCAGCTTGGTCTACAGTTGCTGTAGATGTCAAACTCCCTGACTCTTTCTTTAACTCATATCTATAAAAATTAGTTGCTCCTGATTGCGTAATAGCAGAAATGTCTCCGCTAGCTAAAGTTGTAGCAGTAATATTGTCTCTTTCAGAGATTAATACTTCTACTATACCGCCTAAGCTATCTGAGCAATCCCTAGCTTGTCCATTACTAAGTACACATGACATAATTAATTGATTTTCAGTTAGTTAGCGTTTCAGCTAACAGTTATTAAAAAAGGGGGTAATTAAACCCCCATTAAATTTAGGCTAATAAGAATTCTACAACTTGGTCAGGAAATGCAACATTCACACCTCTTCTAAAAGCCATAGTAACTTTATAGATTCTGTCATTATCATCATACCAACTTCTAACATCGTTAGACTCTTCACCTGGTAAGTCAACACCTACATAAACATTAGACGCTCTCATTAAGTAACAGTTACCAGTTGCTAAACCTGAAAGACCAGGAGTTGCACAAACAGTAACATTAGGAAATCCAATCAACGGAAGTTCAGAACTGAATCCACCTTCTACAACATAATGGAAATAGTTTCCATCTGCTATAGCTTTTTGGTATTTTAAGAAAGTATCCATTCCTACAAACAATTTCAAATCGTCAGCGTCCATTATATCTTCACTCATTAATTCAGCCATTCCAGTAAGGATTCCAATAACATTAGCAGCAGTTATTCCAGTTGCCTGAGTGATAGCCGTTGGGTTACCATCAATAGCAGTAGCAGCAGCTATAATTTTATTTAATCCATCATACTTAGATAGGTTAGCAGTTCCAGAAGTTGTGTCACCTTGCCAGTCAGCTACTTCAATAGCTTTCTGTAATTTAGCAACTTTTTCAGAAAAGTATAATTCCTCGAAAGGAATTTCTTCTTTTTCACCAGTTAAACCAGCTTTTAACATAACTGCTGTATATTTAGCAGCTAGGTCAGTCATACATAAATCCTCATGTATTGCAACAGCACCAGGAGTAATAGTTCTTTGTGACAAAGTAGTTGAACCACTTGCACTTCTAGAACATCCGTCAGCTTGAAAAACAACATCACTAGATAGTATGTTTATTGTAGTAGGACCTTTTACGCCATCTTGTAAGTTAGCGTATTCTGAAAGTCTACCACCAGCTACAGACTTAATGATTAAGTCCATTGCATTTTGTTCGGTATATGCGGCCAAAGCCGAAACATCAAAACTCATAATTTAATTTTTATTTTATTATTTTTTTACTTTTTAAGATACTTATAATATCTTTTTTATTTTGTTTTTTTAAAGCCTTAAAGCTAGATGGTCTTTTGACTACCTCTTCTTTTGTTGGCTCATCTAACATTTTCTCTGTTAAGTTTAGCAACATAGAAAAAGACTCTTTAAGATTATTTATTTCTTGTTTTAGTTCGTTGTTTTCTTCTGAAATAGTAGCTTCCATCCCGAAAACTTTTTCAGTCACAACAGACTCTATAATCTTTTTTGCTTCTCTTTCTTGAGCTTCACTTAAAGGACTAGACATCTCTTCCTCTTCTACAGATTCTGCTTCTACTTCTGGCTCAGCCTCTTCCTCAACTTCCTCAACTTCAACAATAACACCACCCTCAGTAGAGATAACTCTACCGTCAGATAATTCATGTTTACCGTCAGGAGCTGGCAAAAGTTCACCATCCATGTCAACAACTACAGCAGCACCTACAACCACCTCAGGCTCAACTTGAGCAACAGTACCGTCAGCCAGTACAACATCCTCAAATTTTTCCTTTACAGTTTCAATAGTTTCTTCCACGTTGTTTTCAGTAGTTTCAGCAAATTCTTTAGAATCGTTTTCAATGTCAACACCCTCAGTTTTAAAAATGCTTTTAATCTCATTGAATAACTCTTTTAATTCACTCATAATATATATTATTTATACTATTATATATATAACAAATTATTTATAGTTTAACAATTACAAATGTTTTTCTTTATATTTCTTAACTACAGAAATAATTTTACTAATTAAAGTAGTAGGATATTTAGTTGCCTTAGCTTCTCCAAAAATTCCTTCTACAGAGAATCCTTTAAATGTTCCGTCTTTGACCATTTGCCAAACTTCGTCATTCTCTACTCTCATTGATCCCCACCAAGAACCATCTGGAGCATTCTCAAAACCGTCAGGAGCTTTTATTCCTCTTTTACTATCTATGATTAAAGACTCAATTACATAGACCCCATTATCTTTGTAGTCTATATCATGCATTAAATTAATATTAGAATTATAGTTATTCTTAAAGAATTTATTGACTATCTTTTCTATAGTAGGTTTTCTAAATACTACATAGTATTTTTCATTCTGGTCATTTAGTCTAATGATAGGTAAATCTGCTTTCATAAAATAACCACTAACTATTCTTTTATCTTCGTCTTGAATCTTAAAAGCTGTTTTATATTTGTCTTTGGTTTTCATTTTATTGATTGCCCAATTAACACCAGAAGTTCCTCCCCAAGCATCCCACATTAAACCACCACAGCCCTCACTATAAGGCACGTCTTTATGTTGTTGATGTCTATTGAAACTAGCCATTCTACCAATAGTTTCCCAACTAATATTTTCTTTATTAGCTAACTGTCTAGCTCTAGTCCAACCTACTTGAGTGCCACAATCCGAACCGTTTTCCTCTTTATATTCTATAGCCTTCTTTGCGTTGTTTGACGCTGAATCTGGATAGTCGTTAAACGTTTCTTCAAACTCATGTTTTTGAAACGATTGCCAATTACTGAGTATGGCTGGGCTGTCAACGAGTGCGATATAATCCACTCCAGACTCATCCTCTTCGTCAATTATTAATTCTAGTAAATCTGTTTTATCTTCCATTGTTTTTTATTTTAAAATGTTGCCTGTCCTTGTATTACAGCGACAGAGTTTTGTGTTGATGTTATATCTGTTTCAGTTACAAATACTTGAGTTTGTTGTTGAGGTACTAGTGTGCTAGTGTTAGCTGGTTGTAGAGTTGGGGGTGTTCCTCCACCACCTCCACCAAAAGAGGGGGTTTGTTGTCCACCTCCTCCAGGACTACTAGTCTGAAATTGTTGTTTAGATATTGCAGCCACGTTAGCCAATCCATTAACTATAGCAATTCCAGCAGCAATAAACGGTTGAGCTGGGAATAAGACTGTTGCTGGGTTTAATGCAGCAGCAGAAAAAATAGCGTTAGCACCTTGATAAGTTGACATAATAGCCTGAGCTATTTGTAGTTTCTTATTTATCTCAAATGCTTTTCTTTGACTCTTTTCATTGTCTTTAGCAAAGGCAGAAGTTAAGTTTATTAAGGCACCTACTCCGTCAATAGCTAAACCTATTTTAGCATCTTCTACAGCTTGCTGTCTTTCTAAATCTTCTTTAGCAAATTTCTTTTTAATTTCATTTATTTCGTGTTCTCTAGCTTGTTCTAGAACTGTTACATCTTCACCATATAATTTAGCCTGTTCTATTAGATTAAAATATTTGTCAGCGACTGCGTTTTCCTCTTGTTGTTGTTGAGTTAATAAACTTTCAAAATATAGATTTTCTAAATCTTCTTTAGCTTGTAAAAAGTTCATGTAGTCCTCAACAGCTTTATTGTCTCTAGCTGCTTGGTCTGCTATCTCTTTAGCATTTTTCTTATCTCTTTTAGCTTTAGCATCTGCATTTACTTTGTCTATTTTATCCTGTTTTGTTTTAGCTGTTTTAGTGTCCATGTCAATGACTCTTAACTGAAAACCAGCTAAGGCATTTTCTTGTTTCATTAACTGCTCCTCTAGTTTCTTTAAATCTTCTTTTCCTTGTTCCTCTGTTTCTTCTGGGTCAAAAACTAAAGTGCTAGCTTTTTCAATTAATTTGTTAGCTTTTTCAGTTAAACCAAAGTCAACGTCTATAGGTTCAAAACCAAATATTTTTTTTCCAACTGCACTTTGTGTAATTGAGTTAATTAATTTTGCTACTCCCTCACCTAAAAAATCAATAGTTTTTACTAACAATAATGGACTTGCAGACAATAGTTTTAAAGTAAACTGTAAAATTTTCTGGTTTCTTTTACTTCCATCAACCTTCTCTTTGTTAACTATTTTTTGTGCTAATAATTCATTTTTAATTGATTGAACAACTTTTTTCTGTCCTTCAATTTTCATCATTAAAATCTCACGTTCTGTCTTACCTTGTAGTTTTAAGATGTTTTCTTGGTTGTTTAAAGTCTCTAGGTTTTTCTTATTTAGTTCTGTTATTGCTTTTGTACTTGCTTGAAGTTCTTTGCTAGCGTCATTAACTCCATTTACAGCATTCTTAATTTTATCAAAGTTTGCTATTAACTCACCAACTAACACAACTAAAGCACCAATTCCAGTAGCTATAATTGCACCTCTTAAAAACTTAAATGATTTAGATGTCGTGTCTACAGACTTAGTGAATAAGCCCATAACAGCTGAGGCTACTATAGTTGTAGCATTGTTTAACTTTTGAAACGCTGTAGAGTTTTTAATAACATTATTAAATAACTTCATAGCAGACTGAGTTCCTTCAATAGCACCTTTAAAAGCCATAGAGATTCCAATAGCTTTTTCTATGTTTCTTACAGTGTCCTCAATAGCACCACCTCCACCACCTAGTAGAATAAAAGCAGCTGAAACGTCACCAACTGCACCAGCAACAGAACCAAGTTCAGAAGCCACTTGCTCATTATCTAAAGCCTCCATAGATAGTTCAGTGTTTTTAATTTGTTTATTAACACCGACTAACTCTTGTTTTAAATCCTTAAAAGCCTTAGTCCCTAAAGGAACTTTTCTTAATTCCTCGTTTAATCTTTCCGCTTCCTCCTCTAATTGTCCTAGTGAGGTAGTTGCTCCCTTTGCATTTATATCTATTTCTAAAGCTACTTTTTCTGCCATTTTATATTATGTTAAATTGTTGACCATCCCACATCATTGTAACACTGTCATTGTTACTAGTTAAAGTATGAGTACTACTTCCATCTATTAAGGCTGGAATTGCAGTTGCATCAATAGTGACCTGATTAGTGGAATGTAATTTTTTAAAAGTCCATGTTTTACCCGTATGAGGTAGGCCGTTACTAGTTTCATAAGTAGTACCAAACCTAGCTATTACAGTTCCCCCTTGAGTGTCTACTAAATATGTTCTAATATTTTCACTAGCTACAAAATCAGCGTCTCTAGTTTCAAAACTTCCTGAACCCTGTATTTCATCATTCACATAAATTAAGTTAGACTCTCTTATAGTTTGATTATTAGTGTTTATTAATTGAACATTTTCAACTCCAGATTCTATTGTGTTTCCGCTTCCCTGTATTATTACATTTTTAGAACCTGAATAAACATTATTATTTGAGCCTGTTATAGTTGCACCTTGAACAGTTCCACTTATATAGTTATTAGTTCCCATTGCGCTTACTCCCTGATTTCCTGTGCTATTACCATTTGTCAAAGTTCCTGTTCCTTGAGCAAATGTTGGAACTCTTTGACCTCCTAAAGTTTGAGTCCCTCCATGTGAGGTCTGAGTATTAGGACTAAAAACAGTAGCAGACTTTATTTTAAGAAATTCACATTTAGTAATAGGGTTACTAGGATTATAATTTTCTATTTTGTTTAATCTAAAATATTGACCCTCAAAATAATATTGATTTCTAAAACTTAAATTAGCTACGTCACTAGGGGTTAAATAAAAATAAGCATTAACTATTTTAGAGTTAGTGTCTGTAATTTCTTCAATAAACTTTTTATAATATTTATTATATAGATTATTATTACTAAAAGTTATAACATTATTAAACACATTAGAATAGTAAATTTCATTACTTAAATTAAACCCAATATCTACAGTGGGAGTGTAAGGGTCATCATACATGCCAGCATAAGGGTATTGAGTTTTAAAAGTAGTTCCACTAGCGTCAATATGAAGCCACTGTTGGTCTGTATTTTTTAAGCCTCCCCATTGTAAAACTCTAATATTAGCCTCGGTCCTTTGAACTCCGTCTTTGTCGTCATATTTTATAATTGTAGGAATTACTCTGTCATACCATGATTGACCAACATTTGGAGTAGGTGAAAATATAACTTCTGTTTTATATTCTGATTTTAAAAAATCATTATTTATAGTAAAGTCAGCCTGTGCGTAGTTCTCACCCCAAGTATTAAAATATAAGTCATTATAATAGTCATTGTCTTTTTTATAAGTAAATAAATACTCTTTACTATTTAAAGCACCCATAGGCAAAAACTCAACATCTTTGCTTTTATCAATTTTACTACTCCAATCAATTACATCATTATTATAAAAATCGTCTCTAGGTTCTATAATTAAATCTTTTTCATTGTCTGGGTTGGGTTGAATATATAAATTAAACATATTAACTAGAGATTTTATAAAGTCTCTTTGTTTAACTTTTGCGGGAATTGCTGAGGTCATGTCTATAGTACTTCCCTCAACATAAGTAGAGTTTACAACCTCATTATTGAAGTAACCACTTAAAACATTTAAACCAAAACTACTAGCGTCATAAAGGTTATTAGCTGAGTCTTTCCAAAATACATTTGATTGATTATAATTAAAGTTTATATTATTAAATATTTTTAAATCATTTCCTCTACATTCATACTCTATTACAACTTTAACTTGTTCACCTGAATATAAATAAACATTATTAGCACTAACATAAAATTTATTTGGGGTTGATGTGTTGTTTATATTGTCTATAATCACATAAGCTGGTGAACTGACAGAGCCTACATAATATTCAGTTGAGGAAGTAGTAGGACTGCTAGAAGTTGTTATAGTTGCACTTGGATTGACTGGTGTATTGCTTCCCTGTATTCCGAAAAACTGTTCATCAATTGTAGATATAAAAACACCACTTGAATTATATTTATTTATTTTTATTTTTCCATGTATGTCAGAGACTAGAGTGTATTGAGTCCCGCTTGTTGGCGTTGCACTTGGTGCATTGAATTCGCCTTGCACTTGGACCATACAATTTAAATTATAAAAAGCACCAGAGCCAGCAGTAAAAACACCTGTACTATTATTGTAAACCCCTCCAGCATCATAAGCCTCTGTCTGATTTACTATTGTGTCACTTTGAAAAGTTGTAATGTCATCATAGACACCATTAAAAGAACTAGAAGAACCTGTTCCAGTAGCTAAAAATTTTGGATTGTTTGAACTAAATATTAAACTGTTTATAGCTGACTCAGTTAGTTTAAAATCTTTACTAGAAAAAGGAACTATTAAAGTATTAAAAAAACTACTAGTCAAAAAAGTAGACGTATAAGTGTAACCTATTGAACTAAATATAGCATCTAAATA